ACTTGCATTGGTTTCCGAAGTAGCTGCGTTTGTTTCAGAAGTAGAGGCTGCACTTGCGGAGTTAGCTGCGTTAGTAGCTGAAGTCGCCGCATTAGTTTCACTGGTAGCCGCATTAGTGGCACTTGTCGATGCTGCACTTTCTGAGGCTGCTGCATTAGTTTCCGAGGTACTTGCATTACTTGCAGAAGTAGCTGCATTAGTTTCGCTAGTAGCCGCATTTGTTTCGGAAGTCGCCGCCGCTGTTTCTGAGGCTGCTGCTGCAGTTTCACTTGCAGAGGCTGCTGTTTCAGAAGCACTAGCATTAGATTCCGAAGTCGCTGCATTAGTTTCTGAAGTACTTGCATTAGCGGCTGAAGTAGCTGCTGCAGAGGCACTATTAGAGGCATTAGTTTCGGAAGTCGCCGCATTGGTAGCAGAGGTAGCTGCATTTGTAGCGGAAGTGGCTGCACTAGTAGCACTTGTAGCTGCCGCCGAAGCACTGTTAGAAGCACTAGTAGAAGGAGCAACCCAAGCAGAACCACTAAAAACTTTTAGTTCATTAGTTGTTGTGTTATAATAGAACGTACCAGTAGCTAAAGGATTACCATCATTGTCTGTTGTTGGATCTGAACTTTTATTACCTAAGTAACGATCATCAAAGTTATCATAAATAGTTTGTACTTGAGCTAGTGTTGCAGATGCATTACTTTCGCTATTTGCAGCGTTAGTTGCTGAAGTAGCAGCGTTAGTAGCGCTTGTAGCTGCACTAGACTGAGAACTTGCTGCGTTAGCCTCTGATACAGCTGCTGCAGAAGCAGAAGCCGAGGCATTGCCCTCAGAAGTAGACGCATCGTTAGCACTTGAAGCTGCATTAGTTTCTGATGTTGAGGCGTTACTTGCAGAAGTCGCTGCATTGCTTTCAGAAGTAGCTGCGTCAGTTGCACTAGTTGCTGCTGCAGTAGCACTGTTTGCTGCCGCTGTTGCAGAAGTAGCCGCATTAGCCTCAGAAGTGGCTGCGTTAGTTTCAGAGCTTGCGGCATTGGCTGCAGAAGTACTTGCATTAGTTTCCGAGGTAGCAGCGTTAGTTTCAGAGGTAGCTGCATTAGCTTCTGAAGCCGCTGCATTAACTTGGTAGTTTCCTGCATTTGTCTCAGAGGTTGCCGCTGCGGTAGCCGAGGCTGCAGCATTGGTTTCTGAAGTAGAGGCATTAGTCTCTGCTAGTTCTGCCGCTGTCTGGGCTGTCTCTGCTGCTGTCTGAGCAGTTTGTGCTTCTGCAACAGGATATTCCCAGGCTGTACCGTTATACACACCTAAAACGTTAGTTGTAGTGTCAAAGTAAAGAGCGCCTGTTAAAAGGGCATCCCCATCATTATCTACGGTAGGTGCAGAAGTTTTATCACCTAAATAACGGTCATCAAAACTATCATAAAGGTTTTGCGTAGCTGTAATATAAGCCGAACCACCAACGTTAGTTGTAGAAACAACATCACCGTTAGCATTCGAAATAACAACAATAAGATCACCATCTCCATTCATTGTTACACTAGTAACAGAATCACCTTTAGTACCTTGTCCGCCTGTTCGGGCTAGGCTCATTTGGTATTGTTGATTATTAAGAGTAAGATTATATGCCATCTTATGTAGCCTCCGTAGGTGAGTAACGAACCTCTAAAAGACCTCTCATTGGTTTCCAGATTTGTTGTGCATTACCTGTACCTGTATCGGCAATTTCTAAACCAATAAAGCCATAAATAGGCTGATCTGGTTCTGGGGTTGTTGACCAAGTATCAATAATAGTTGCTGGGATAACAATATCAAATTGATTATCTGTTGCGTTATCATCTATAATTGGAAGCGTAATAACTGCCCCTGAAGGTTGTGGGTCTGTGGGTTTATTTCCTGAACCTTGTACGTTATTACCTTCTACTACTTTTGCTGTAATCGTATAGCCAGAAAGGTTTGTTAACCATCCAACTACCATGTCTAGACGAGTTTGTTCGCCTTCCACTACAGAGACTAGTACAGCACCGTCATCTGTAATTAGATCTTTTGATCCAGACGTTATTTTAGAACGTGGCATAGTATTTCCTCCTGCCGATCCTCAGATGGGCTTAAGTGTTATTATTGTTATTATTTCCGCACTGTTCTTAATACTATAAAAAGAAGGGAGCCGAAACTCCCTTACTTTAATTACATACCGCCACGACCTTGACGAGTGATATCACGGCGACCGCCTAGTGAACGAACACGGCGGGAGATATTGGCACCTCTTGCACGAGCACGTGCTGAAGCTTCACGTGCTTTCGCCAAAGCTGCTTTACGAGCTGCAGTAAACTTATATACACCGCCTGTAGAACCAGTTGCTCGATTGATTGCTTTACCAATAAGCCCAATACCTTTTGAGCGACCACGAGCAACGGCACGTTTTACTGTGCGCTTTGCTTTAAGTTTTTGACGAAGAGCATTTGTATTGCTTCCAAATACTTTCTTGTTTACAGCTGAACGTGCTGAACGATATTTTTTACCCATTGCCATTGTTTTATTCCTTTCTTTGCCTTGGATATACTAGAAATTAAAGCCACGCTTAACGACTTTAGTTCCTGCTCTTATTGGATACAGATATTCTACTGCATAACGCAGGGCATCTGTCCAATGTTCAATACCTTCTTTTTTATCAATCGTAGCACTATCTGGGTTAGACTCTACCCACTGTGTACGCTCTAGAGACTTAATAGTATTAACACACTTAGGATGAACTAGCATGTCAATATCACCATTGGCGTTCTTAAACTTTTTATTTACAGCTGCTACTGAGTCTACAATCGGTGGAGCTTTTGTATGTGCTCTGGTAAATATACCGTGTGTCTCTAGGATCCTGAAATCAGTAACACCGACAGCAGCTGAAGTTTTTCTCGCCCTCCCAGCAGGATCAGGATAAGAAATGATACGATGATCATTATACTTTTCCTTAAGCGCTCTTGCTAGGGTTTCAGTATCGGGGTGTCCTTGCATCTCATCCAGTATTTGGATTTGATTACCCCGAATAGCAAAGATAACTGAGGCCATGATTCCAACGTTAAAGTCAATAGCGACATGAACGTCTTCACCTTCCTCAAAATTTTGAAGTGTATTGTCAATATGCTCTTTACGATTAAACGTATAAAACACATTATTACCTGAATCTTCAAAGCTTGCAGTGTATTCTCTGGCAAACTTTAAGGGGTCCAGTGTTAGCTTTACCCTTTCAATCTCCTCTTCATCTAAGAAAGGAGAATCCTTGTATGTATATGTATAACTTTTCCAGTCATTATCATAATCTTGTCTGTTATACATCTCATAAAAATAATCATAACCACTGGGAGTACTGATAATAAGTGCTCTACCAGCGTTAGCGTTAAACTTTTTAGCGTTCATAGGGGACCAACGAGTGGCAACACAAGGTTGAATAATTGATTCCCATGACTCTTTAAGGTTCATACCAGCACCCTTCCAAGAAGTAACCTCATCGGCTACTATGAAATACTGACCTGTACCCCGCATACGTTGTGATGCTTCATAAGACCAAAGCTTAAGCTGAACATTATTTGGAAACCAAAACTGTCCTGCTGCTTTAGAAGCCTTATCAGCAAAGTCTTCCATACCCAGTTGCCAAGCTATCAGTGGATAATAAATATCTACTGCTTGGCTGTAGGTAGGCGCAATGAGGGCTACGTTCTTGTTAGGAACATCCTCATTTAAATTCATTAATTCTTGTACTGCTATAATAGCTGCTGTAGCTGCTAAGTAAGATTTACCAAAGCCTCGACTAGCATTAACTACTGCATAACGATTACTCTTATTTACAAATAAATCTCTAATAACTTCTGACTGTTTCTCATGTAACTTTATCATACTAAACTCTTATGCTATAACAAAGTCAATTATTTGGCCTTGCTGGAATTTTAATTGATTTTGAGGGTGATACGCATAAGCAACTTCATGTTTAAAAGTATCTTTTCTTTTGTCTATAGAATGATGAGTTTCTTCTACAATTCTTTGCTTATTTGTAGGTTTAGATTGTACCTTATCAAAAGGCATTTGTGGAAGAGGTAAATAACCAAGAAGCCCTAAATCTACAGTCATTTTTTATAACTCTTTTTATAAGCTTTAATAGCTGGCTTAACTGCTCTATAGGGGTTATGTCTCTCACCTTCTTTAGAGCCATACTTAAAAGCTTTATTCATTTGGCGTTGCCTGTCAGAAGCTTTAATCTTGTTAATATTGCTCATTTCTTACGCCCTAACTTTTTCTTGACTTTTTTGGGTTGTTGGGAGAATTGTTTTCCCTTCTTAAGATCAGCTCGCTTTTTTCTAGTGGTGGAGGCATACTGAGCTTTGGTAAGTTTTTCACGATCCCTTTTAGGCAGATAACGCTCACCAGTAGCATCTTTACCAAGAACACTATTTTTACCACTTTTAGTACCCCAGTCTTGTTTAGTCCACTTAGTCATAGACTTTTGACCAGTATCCTTACCACCAGTATATTTACCGCCCATGTCTTTATAGTATTTAGCGGCTAGTTGCATAGCTCTAGCAGAATGTTTACCACCCATACGAGCCTTAGCTTTAGTCTTTGCTCTTTCCCAAATGCGTGGATTTGCTCTAGCCATTACTTTTTCCTTCCACTTTTATGAGTAGTCCCTTTCATAAGCTTTCCATTAGGCATGTAATGATAACCTTTAGGTGCCTTTTTCTTTGGCTTTGTGCTTGTCGGGCTTTTTCTTTTTGTTTTTCCGTTGTGATAGGACATTTTTAACGTACTCCTCACCTATGCGTTTATGTCTAGTCATGATGAGTACTTTTCCGTTGTCATCATAAAAAACATACTTTCGCATTTACCACTTTCCTTGTGCTATTCCAATAAAATAAAAGATTGTTATCATTAAAACTAGACCAATAGCAAAAATGGCTAGTCCTGCAGTCCAGTTAATAATAGCATCCATGCGTTGCTGTTTAGCATATAATTCTTGCTTTCTCTTACGTCTCATACTTGCTTCTATCTGTAATACTTCTTCCCAAGCAGAAGGTCCATAATGCCAAGAGATATGATCTTTGATCTCTTTACGCATTTGTTCCATTTTCTTCTTGTGTGCAAATATTTCAAGGGCAGTTTCTTCATCACTGCCTTTAAACGTTTTTTGCCACCACGGAGGGTTCTTAGTTCTTTCTTCTAAGTTAGTAAAGTCACTAAAAGCTTTACCCCAAGTGGACAGTTGGCTAGTCATGTCTTGTAAGTCTTTTCCAGCGCCTATAGCAGCCTTAATAGTCTTAAATGCACCAGCCGCAAGAGTTACGCAGCTAATAGGATCCATATCAATCTGCTCTTGATTGTTCCATCATTTCACGAATAGCCTTAATGTTCTCATCTATACGAGCATTAAGTACTTTTAACTCTTGTGTTTGTTTTTCCATTTCATTAATACGTATCTCATGTCGTGCAATGTCACGAGCATTTAGTGTTACAGTGGCATCAAGTGTAGACATATACCATATAACACCAAATGTTTGTAATACAATAGCTAAAATAAACGTTATAGGTACACTCTTAGACAAGTGCCAAGATTCCTCTGCTTCATTCATCGGAAGTATCCTCTTTTTCTTTTTCATTAGTATCTGTGAGTAGAATGCTAATAGGTTTCTTTTCAGTAACCTCTTGTTCAATTTTATCAGGGATCTTCTTATAGCCATACTGCATAAGATTATTGATTAATGTACCTTGTGTAGCAGTCATTTGTGCATAGGCACCAGAAGTGTGTTTACCAATTTCTTCTAGATAGTCTAACTTAGATTGTATCTCTTGATACTTTTTAACCATCATCTCAATAGGATCAAAACCAAGCTCTTCAAGCTTACGTACTGATGCCATAGAGTTAATGTTTTTAGAGCCTTTAGGACGTCCACTTCCAGGCTTACGGCCTCCAGATTTATCTTTGCGGTTGTCTGGCATTGTGACCTCCTTTCAGGTTCTGTAAAAGTTATATTGCCATGATATAAAAAATTTTAAAATATTTATTCAATACTTACAACAACTTAATAAGTTCCCTTAATAAGCTATTGAAAATATTAAAAATTTATTACTAATAAAAACATAATAATAGAAAATATTAACATAAAAAACTAAATAATAAATACTTACACTAAGGATACCAAAGTGATACTTAATAACCCCCCGACAAAAGCTCATAAGGGGGGCTAAAAAGGACATCATCGGGGGGAATTAGCAACTATCTTTCAGATGTCAGTAGATAGCAACTATAGTATCACTTTGGTAGAACCTTAGCAAAGTTATTCTTAAACGTCAGGTATTATTTTTCAGGTATTTATCTGGGAAAATTACTGGAAAACCTTTGATAAGTTTTTTCATTAAGAGTTTAAGAACTTTTGCTCTAAGTTTCCTAGCATAAACATAATGGTTATTTCTCATGAGGCTTACTCACAACAAACTCATAAAGACTCTCTGCATTCTTTTTAATTTCGTCTGGGGTGTACATTACAGGCACATAGTTCTTCCATGCCTTTAATGCTTCTTCTGCATTGTCTTTATAAATTTCCATTGCCTTCTCGGCAATAGTCATGTTGGTTTCATAAGCTTTATCCATCATGTCTTTAGCCATTGCAAGTACATCATAACGGATTTGATAAGGATTCTTTGTATATTTTTCCATGTGTGTGTTCTTTCTGTGTGTGTTATTTAATTTTAATTGTAAGTGGCTTATTCTCTTCAGGAATAATTTCCTCAAGTGATATACTTAATAAACCATTGACCATATCTGCGTCAATTACTTTAATATGTTCACCAAGCATAAAGCTCTTTTCAAATCTTTTTGAAGAGATACCTTTAAATACATAGTCTTTAGCTTCCTCTAAAGGCTCTCCTGTTACTCTTAAAGTTTTATCTTTGACCTCAATCGAAATATCTTCTTTTGCAAAGCCAGCTAAAGCCATTTCAATTTTAAACTTATCATCTTCTTTGATAATATTATGAGGAGGATACTTTGGAATATTGCCTCCAAAGGTTTCCATATCTCTCATCAAACGGTCAAATCCTAAAAAATAATCTTTATTAAGCATTATATTTCCTTTCTAAACCCTTTCGGCGTTTATTTTATTAAAGTTTTTCAACTTGCATACAAATAGCTTGCAAGTTAGGAGGGAAGTAACCATTACCCCCACCAACTTCACTGCTAAGAATTTCTCTAGCAGCAAAGCATTCCATGTGTGTCTCAAAGACACCATTACCAACAGTCATAACATGACCATTATTGTAACTAATAAAAATTAATATCCACTTCATTTGTTCACCACAAAAGCACCTAAATGATTAGCAGAGGAGTAGTGTATACGTTGTATTTGGAAGTACTTCTCAAACTCTCCCAGCCACCATAAGGCAGGTTTTACTATGAGGTGAGCATTACTACCATTAGGAAGGATTGTTTTAGCTTTTGCTAAACAAGGATGCAAAATAGCACCCCAAGTGTTTAAGTCTCGAATGTGTTGTAAGACACCATCAAGACAGTCTGGTTCAACATGTTCTAAGACATCAACACAGACAACAAAGTCCTTACGTTCAGGCATAGAGTCTTTGCCAGGAACTCCTGGATCGTACTCAGAGACTTCTATCTCAGGGAAGAGTTCGTTACAAGTCTTTTTAAAGTGTCCTGCACCACAACCATAATCTAGTACTGTAGAAATACGTTTATCACACCAACGTTTAGCATTAGGAATAATCCACTTGACTTTGCTTTCTACACCACCACCCCACTCGTGTTTAGCATGAACTTTTTGTAGTTGTTCTTTGTATTCTTCAGAATAAAGTTTCATGTTTTTGATCTTTCAAAAAAAAAAAAAAAAAAAAAA